GGTAAGGCAATAAACATCTTAAAAGCTGGAACACCCTAAAATCAATTATGCTAACGTTATTCTCTCCAAAATAACAATGCCGCGAAAGCAGAAATAAATAATTGAATGACGCATGGAGTAATCCTAAACGTTGGAAATGGGCAATCAGCACCAATTACAGGAGGAATAAGTAATGCCTAGAAAATTAACTATATCCGAAGTTACGGAAAAAATTGCGAAAAAATTTCCAGATTGGCAATTTGAAGTATTAGAATATAATTCTGCTATGAAACCTTGTAAAATTAAATGTTTATTATGTGGTGAAATAAAAACTTATCAACAATTATCTCACTTAATAAATAAACAATCTCCTTGTATTTGTACATCAACCGCGAGTCAATATAAATCTATTCAACAAATTAAAGAATTAGAACAATTTTTTAAAACTTCATCAGAGTTTGAAGTAGTAGAATGGACTAAAATGAATGATGCAAAACAAAAACCTGCGGTTACAATTTATCATAAACCTTGCGGCCATACTTTTACACGACGTACTACAACTTTTTATAATAATCAAGTATGTCCATTCTGCGAAGGAACCGCAATGCCTGATACAATTACCATAGCGCAAAGATGTAAAGAGAAAGGCTACACATTATTAACCGAATATAAAGGACTTCAAGAAAAAGTATTAATTCGGCATGATAAATGCGGTTTTATTTGGGGTATTAAGCCTTACCGTTTTTATCATGAACTTGATGGTGATTGTCCTAATTGTAATAAAACGATGTCCAAAGGAGAGCGTCGTATTATGGAATATTTACAAGAGCATAATTATAATTTTGATAAAGAAGCGCAATTTCCGTGGCAATCGCATAAGGCGTATAGATATGATTATTATGTTCCTGATTACAATTTAATTATCGAATATCATGGTATTCAACATTTTGAAGAAACAAATTTTTTACACTCATCTTTAACAACAAATCAGGAGCATGATGCTATTAAATTAAATGAAGCTTTAAAAAATGGATATAACTATTTAGTTATTCCATATACGCATTACTCATCAATTGCTGAAATTTTAGATAATTGGTTCAACGACTATCCGAAAGGAGTAAATAACAAGCTAATGGTTATTGAAAGAGATGTTGCCTTAAAATAAGGCAAAAATATAGTCTAATCTCTATGGAAACATAGAGCCGAATAGGGATTAAAAGTTGCGATTTTAATCAAATAATAATGTTAAGCTACGAGGTGCCGCTTCGCTACGGCCTACTAGACAAAGCCACTATGATGGACCAACGTTACTCATCCACAATGAATGATGAGGCATTCGCACGCGAATCACTCTCAATATGGACTGGCAATGCCAAAGATGCCTGGTTTGATAGTCAACGACTTGAAAAACGCCGCACACTATTGCGCTGTGAGCGTGAGTATACTGGGTCTAAAAATGACAAAATGTTTTACATCGTTGGTGTTGATGTTGCGAGGTATTCCGCAAACACCGCAATAATGGTTATTAAAGTATTACCTGAAATGAATAATTTTATTAAAAAGGTAGTATATACCGAAGTAATAAATGGTGCCAATTACATTACAGAACAGGCACCGCGGTTAAAGAAAATTATACAGCTATATCAACCGCGGGAAATCGTAATCGACGGTAACGGCCCAGGCATTGGCTTGCTAGACGCCATGGCGCTACCCTCAACTGATGCCAAGACGGGTGAACAATTCCCTGCCTATTATACCTTTAACGATGAGCATCATTTACCGCCAGAAAAGAAAAATATTTCTGATGAGCCCGTGCCTTCATTGAATGCAATTATTTATGATATTAAAGCAGGCTCATCTAATAACGACCTAATTCATGCTAATCTATTTTCTCAGTTAAATAACGGAACTGTTGCTTTACTTGCCCCTGAACAAATTGTTAAGGAGAAATTAGGCCGTTTTAAGTGGTGGAACAAGCTCTCTCTTTATGACCGGAGAGTGTTTCTTCTTCCGTATGAAATGACCTCTCGCCTTATTGATGAATTAAATAATTTAAAGTTAAAGCAAACCGGCGCAGCAAACCAATTTAATATTGAAAGAATTTCCCGCAGTATTGAAAAAGACCGTGTATCGGCCCTTGAATACGGGCTATTTCGCGTTAAATATTACGAAGACCTAGAATTTCAACGTCGTAAAAAACGAGATTTCCGCAAGTTTGCTTTTTTCAGTCCTAAAAAGAGGGGGTGAGTTTAGTGGACACTCCAAAACCAAAATACGATTTTACCAACTTTGTTTCTCAAATGCGTAAAAATCGAAAGCCACGAGTGCCTATAAATGAGCGGGCCTATTATCGTGGATACCGTAGTTCTGACCCAGTGCGGTCAACGGATTTTACCATTGAAGAGATTGAAGAAATTATTCGTTCTGGCGATATAGAATCTGCCCGCGAACTGTCGCGCTATTTTTATCGTACCAATGGTGAATATCATAACAATATTGATTTTCTTACCTATTTGCCTACATACGATTACGCAATAGTGCCGGTATATCAAGATGAAAAAATGTCAAAAGAACCGCTACTTTCTTCTTTTCGTAAAGCGTGTAAATTTATCGAATCCTTAGATATACCAACTACATTTTCCCGCATTTCGGTAGAATGGATTAAGACGGGAGTATATTATGGTATTTTACGAACAGATGGTAAAAAAGCCGTAATCCAAGATTTGCCCATTGAATATTGTCGTTGTCGTTTTAAGGATTTTAATAACCTTAATATTCTTGAATTTAATCTCCATTACTTTGACCGCATTACAGATGAACAAATCTTACGTGAAGCATTGAGCACTTTCCCGCAAGAAATTCAAGTGGCCTATCGTAAATTAAAGAATAGAACCCTTAAAGATTATTGGGTGGCAATTTCACCAGCGTCAGGCGGTATTTGCTTTAAATTTAGCGCAGATGCTTTACCACTTTTGTTAGCTAGCATACCTGATTTAAAGAAACTACAAGATGCGGTCAACCGCGAAGAGCGGCGCGATGAGAATGAATTATATAAATTATTAATTCAACAAATGCCAATTGATAGTAAAGGCGAATTGGTATTCCAACTTGATGAAGTTGCGGATATTCATGCTTCTGTTGCTGACATGCTGGCGGATGAAGATACTGTTGAGGTATTGACAACTTTTGGTGAGACATCACTTGAAAGTTTACAAGATTCATCTAACGCAACGCAGTCTAACGATAGAATCACGAAGTATAAGACTAACGCATACGACGCTCTCGGCCGCAGCTCACTTTTATTTAATGCTGACGGTAGCGCAGCATTGGCTTATGCTATAAAAAAGGATGAAGCCTTAGTTCGTTCCTATTTGAATGTTTACGAGAATTGGTTACGGTTTGTGCTTAATTCATTTTTTGGTAAAGCAAATCTATCATTTGACTTTTTACTTCTACCTACAACTGTATTCAATCGAAAGGATATTCTTACTTCCTATTTTAGTGGAGCACAATATGGCTATTCTAAGATGCTTGCGGGCGTAGCTATGGGTATCCCGCAAATTGACCAGCTTAGCCTAATGCACTTTGAGGATGAAATCTTAGATATGACTAATAAGATGAAACCACTACAATCTTCTTATACTTCGTCAAATAAAGACGGAAAAAATACACAAGGTTCTTCTAGTAGTGGAGATTTGAATAATAAGGGAGGCCGCCCAGAATTACCTGATGAAGAAAAGTCAGAAAAAACACAAGCTAATATTAAGGCGGCTCAGGGCTAGGAGTAGTGATTAAGTATGGAAAAACAAATTCCAATTTACTTTGATAATGTTTCTATTACTGCTCCCGCCGCGTTAATTTCAGCACAAAACCAAAAGCTTGCTCGTTTAAAGGTTGCGGCATTTACGAAATACGGCAACCGCAATGGCTCTTATATTACCGATGAAGTTGCGACCATGTTGATTAATTCCGCAACAACTGGTAACACACCTGTCGTTGGATTTTTTGACCCATCTAGCGAAAAATGGGCGGGTCATACAGGGCCAAAGCTCGCAAACGGGTATGGTTATGTTGAAAGCTTTTTAGGGTGGGAGCCCTTACAAGACACAGACGGTGTTACTCGTGATTATGCCATTTTTTCCGTAGTTCTATTTACTGATTATTTTACCGAAGCCCAGAAAGTTGCGGGACAAAATCAATCTATGGAATTAAATCCTGAATTAGTAGACGGAACTTGGGCAGAAATTGATGGAATAGAGTATTTTGTATATTCTAAGGCGCAAATGCTTGGATTCTGTATTATTGGCGACCACGAACCGTGTTTTAGTGTATCTACGTTCTTTTCTAAGAACGATAATACATATCAGACCCAAATGGACAAGTTTTCTTCTCTCTTGAGTGATTTAAAGGCACAAGTGGAAGAAGCTGAAAAAGGAGGAGAACAACCTATGAATGAGTTTGAAAATAAGGAGGCTGTCGTAGAAGAGACTGCCACCTTTCAAGCTCCTGATGAGGCGGTTGAGCCCGCGGCAGAGGAGACTCCTATTGTGGAAGAAACTACTCCCGAAACAACCGCCGACTTTGAAGCTGAAGTAGAGCCCGCTCAAGTTGAGGAAGAACCCGAGGTTTTTGAGGAAGCCCCTGAGACCGCTCCTGCGGTAGAAGACACTCACGCAGAAGATTGGCAAGCTCAATTTGAAACCTTACAGTCTCAATATTCTCAACTACAAGAACAATTTAATGCTCTACAAAATAATTTCAATGCTCTCCAAGAGCAAAACGCTCAACTTACTGCTCAGGTAGCAGATTATCAAGCCCAAGCTACTGCGGCAGAAACTGAACGTAAAAATAATTTAATTGATTCCTACCAGAACATGGTAGAACCCGAAGAAATTACCGCGCTTCGGGAGACAGTAAACGACTTTTCTTATGACGAACTGGAATCTAAATTGGCGGTCTCGTTTGCTCATAAGCAGATTGCTGCTAATAGCGAAACAAACAAAGTTCCTCTGCCAGAACAAGAGGAGTCCAGTTTTGCTCGTCTAATGAAGAAATATAGAAAGAATTAATAAAGGAGGTCATTATTATGGCACGTTATCCTGTTGAAAAGTATGCCTCCGTGGAACTCAATCAAGTTGCGTTCCCCAAGACTGGCATGGTAGTATCTCAAGTACCACTAGGCACTGAATATACCGAAAACGCTCCTTGTGAGAATGGTATGTGGGTACTTGCTGATAAATCTTTAAAGGTAATTAAGTCCCCTGTTGCTGCAAATAATGTACCAATTGGTATTGTTTACACAACTGAAAAAGAATATGATATGAATCACTATGGTCTAAAGACCTTCGGCCGCAAGGTTGCTGGTGATTATCCTCGTGTAGGTCTACTAAGTGTAGGTGACACTATTACTTCTAACTGCTTCCAATTTGGTACTGGCGTAGCTAGTGTTGAAGCTCTAGATACCGCTTTAGCTGCCGGTACTCCTGTTTATGTAGTACCTACTGCCGGTAGTTCTGTACCTACTCTAACCACAACTGCTCCTACCACCAATATTCCTACTTATGCAAAGGTAGTAAAGCAGTACACAATGCCCAACGGCGAAAAGGGTGTACAATATCAAATTGTACATGTAGCTTAATAAGGAGGTGTGAACATTATGACTATGAATGAGCTAAAGGTTCTAATGAACGGTGCTTTCGGTCGCAAGGTTCCCGCCGAATTTGCCGTAGAGAACTATGACTATGAAGCTGCCCTACATGATGAAATTTGTAAAATGGTATGCGACGAGAATGGTCGTTTCAACCGTTATAAGTTCCAACGTTGTAAGTATGACCTATTTGAACTACTTTCCCAGAATCTCGACGAGATTATGCCTCGCGCTATTGATGATGCTCTTGGTATGTTCACCGAAGTAATTCGTGTTCCCCAAGGCACTCGTCTTTCTTTCCGTGTAACTCGTGGCAAGCAACGCGGTAAGCAGTTTGTAACTCGTGCTACTGAATCCGGTAACTATGAGCAGTTCCGTCTTGACCATGAAAGCTTTGACGTATATCCTCAAACAATCGCCGGTGGCGCTTACGTTGATTTTGAACGCTATCTAGATGGTGTAGAGTCCATTACTGATTTGTATGAGGTTCTTGAAGCTGGTCTAGTAGACCGTCTATTTGAGATGGTACAGGAAGTATTACTAGCTTCTTGGAATATGGCTGGTCGTCCTGCCCGCAACAAAGTAGTTGCTTCTGGCTTCGACGCTGCTGCAATGACTCAACTAATCAATACCGTAGCTGCTTATGGCTCTCCTGTAATTTACTGCTCTGCCGAGTTCGCTTCTGAAATGGCTAATGCTCTTGTATATGAAACCAAGATTAAGGTTGCAGAACAGGATGTAATTGATATTCGTGAGCGTGGTTATATTGGTGTATTCCACGGCACCCCTGTGGTAATTATGCCTCAGTCTTTCACTGATGATACTAATACCAAAACTGTTATGAATCCTTCCTTCGCTTATGTACTACCTGCTGGCAAAGAGAAGCTCATTAAGATGTGCTTTGAAGGCAACACTTATGTGCGTGAGTGGGATGACCACGAAGGCGATAACAACATTGGTATTCAGACTTACACCAAGGTTGGCGTAGGTATGTATAGCACTCCTAACTATTGGGGTATTTACTACAATAGTGCTATTGATGCCGGCGGCTGGGCTGCTTACAATCAAGCACTAGTAGGCTAATTTATATATGAAATGTGCGGCGGCCAGGCCCGCTTGGCCGCCGTTTTTGGAGTTAAAGGAGGAAAAATAAATGAGTAAGATTACCGTAAAAAATATTAGTTCCGCAACAGTCGTAATTACCGACCCGAACATTAAATTCCGGCGTGTGCTCGCACCTGGCCGCACTATGCCGATTAGTGATGAAGAGTATAATGACCTTCAATTCGCTCCCGGCGTACAACCCCTAGTAAGTGGTGGTTATATTCGTTTTGATGGTGTTACTGAGGATCAAGGTGTTTTTGATACCCCTGAGACCTATGAAATCGCAGAGCTTCGTAGTATGCTAGAAAACAAAGATATTACTAAATTTGCTAAGTTTATTCCCGAAGCCCCTGCGGCCGCAAAAGAATCAATAGTGCGCTTGGCTGTTGAGCTAGGTATTACAGACAATGCTTTTGTCGCTCTTATTAAAAAGTATTGTGAAGTAGACATAATTGATGCTATTAATAAGAAGCATCAGTTAGAGAACTAATATTATGGCAACCCCATTTATTAAAATATATGATGCTTTCTTGGCCCGCATTACCGCGGATGAATGGACTCTTGAAGAAGAGTTGGCTATCGTAGAGCGAGATTGGCAAGAATTGTTAAAAATGGCAATTTTCCGTTTTAAATATCCGCGTGTAGACCTTGAAGAGGTCGAAGAAGTCGATGGTGTTATGACTTTTGCCGCAGATTTGACAAATGATGAAATTCAACTTCTTGCTTTATATATGAAACATGAATGGGTAAAACGCTGTATCGCTAGTTGGGAGAATATTCGACAATTATATGCTGACCGAGATTTCTCCCAAGCCAATCACCTTGATAAACTCAATAAGCTGGAAGCCGCAGTTAGTGAAGAAATTCACAAGGCTGAGGGCATTTATGACCGCTCACGTTATAAGCGCCCCGCGGAATTATTTAAAAAGTTGGCGGGAAAGAAAAATGTCTACCGACGTGACGTATGACGGCTATAAAAATAAATTAAAAGGTCGGTTATACGGAGTTTTATGTGAGCGTGAAAAAAACGGTGATTGGGAAAAATATTTAGATTCAATAATTATTGAATTAGAAGGTATGCCTGAACCTAATTCAATTAATTATTGGGCCCTATTAGGTAAACTACATTCATTAAAGATTTTATCGTTTGATTATTTTCGTAAAACCATTTTTGAATGTATGAACTTAATTGGGAAATTAAACTATGAGCTATCTTGAAACTTATTTTTCAAGAGTAAATCATTTGGGCGATACAACGGCAGATAGAATACGGAATAGTGGTATTCGTTCTTTTGAAAAATGGATGGCTGAATCGCCTCATACGGTTCAACAATTATTCGCAGAACGAGGACTCTATTTTGACGGTATTATTTTAACTAATAAAGATAAAGAATACGAAAAGATTATGTTCCTAAATGTGGCAAATAATACTCCAATATTTGTTGGTGATATTATTGATTGGTATGACGAAGATTATGGTCATACTGAAAAATGGATTGTTATCCAAGAAGAGCGCCATGTCCGCGGAACACATAAGACATATTGGATAATACGCTGTAATTATTTAGTTAAATGGATAGATTCACTAGGTCATTTACAATCATCTTGGTGCTATTTAGTGAGTTCATTAGATAGTAAAATTAAAGGCAATTATCGAACATGGCATAATCTAATTACACCGCAGCCTAATAAATACGCGGAAATTTTAATGCCACGATACGACATTGATAAGTCCACGAACTTTATTGTCGAAAATGAATCATGGACAATGATTGAATATGACCATACTAGCGTGCCAGGTACAATTTATCTTTCCTTAACGGAAGGTAAGATTAATGAAATCTATGATGATTTGGTAAATAATATTGCCGATACAGATAAAATGGCCAAATATGATTTGGCTATTCCAGATTTGCCGCAGGTATTTAATGTAGGAGATGAAATTAAGCCTACATTTACTGTTACCAAAAATGGTATTCCGCTTGAAGCAGAAGTAAATCTATTACCGACAAATAAAACTTTTACTAAAATTCAAGATGGTAGATTAATAGCTAGGGCTGTTGGTGAAACCGATATTATTGTTCAGCTGCGGGAGTATCCTGATATACAACAACAATTACATATTGTTATATCTGATGCGACACAAGAATTTGCCGCTTATATAGAAGGTCCCGCAACAATTCGTTTAGCTCGCACTGCTTCTTATGAATTAAAAGCTACTGGTACGTTTAATGGCACAGTAGAGTTTTCTATTGATAAGCCAGAATTAGTTGCTATTAAAAGCTCAGCAGGAGCTAATTGTGTTTTATTATGTAATGATAAAAACGATTTAGGTACTAATTATGAAAATCCAGAAGAAAGTGGTGTAGTTCTTTCCGCGGTTTACGGCGGGAAAACTTATACAAAACGTATTAAAATTATTCCATTATGGTAAGGAGGTAAAGAAATGGCTAGTTTAACAATACCCGGTCAACGCCGCTTTGCTGTAATGGGAACAAATACGTTTATTATAGCAAATACCATTATGTCAAATCAAAGGATTTGCCGCCTATTAAAGTATCAAACACGTAATCCGTTTGCGGAGGTTGACCCAATTACGCAAAAGCCGCAGCCGGATGTAGATGGTACAGAATTAATTAATAAGCAAATCTTAATTATTCCAAAAGTATATGATGATAGTACATTGAAGATGTCCTATATTACCGCAATTTTTGACGACTTTGTAGTTAATCCTTCAAATCCCGAGTTTAAAAACTCTACAATCCGTTTTGATATTGCTTGTCCTTATGATGAATGGCTGCTTGATGATAAATCATTGCGGCCTTATCTTATTATGCAGGAAATTGATACACTATTTAATCAAGGCAAACTTGCTGGCATTGGTAATCTACAATTCTGGCGGGCAGATGCCCTAACACTTTCTCCTTGGATTGGTGGATACTCTATGAGGTATAAGATTTATGAATTTAACTGATGATGAGATTCTTAAATTTCAAGCCGGGTATCCAGTTTTTCTTGATGATATTTGCGCCGTTTATCCTGCGAAAATGGGAGAAATTGTTCAATTAGGGTATTCAAAATTTCAATCATATTTAGGTATTATGCTAATTGAAAAACCTGCACCTAAAAAGGGTGCTGATAAAGAAACTAATGAGTTAATGTCACAATTGAGTGATTTTCAATATTTGTTGATTTTAACGCAAGTTGATTTAGAAGCACAACAGTTGTTACGTTCTGCGTGTCACTTTTTTCTTCATGAGCAAGTTATGTTTTCACTAGACCCCGCACAAATTGTAGTTGGCGACCCTAGGGAAAAACATTTATTAACAGAAGAAAAATTTTACGAATTACAGCGGCTTTTAAAGCGGATGTATTTCGTAGAACAAGAAGGCGAAGAAATAATTATTTCTGATACCGACGATTCACGCACTCGCGCTTTAAAAGAAAAGATGCGGCGAAATCGCGCATTAGTGCGTAAGGCGAAAGCAAAGCAAGCAAAGCAAGAAAAAAGCGATTTAGCGCTTTCTGATTTGATTGGTAGTATTACAATTAACAATTGCGGTTTAAACATGGAAAACATTTGGAATATTACATATTATGCTTTTCATGACCAACTTAAACGTATGGGTTGGCGTGATCAGTTTGATATAAACAATCGTGCCGCATTGGCTGGCGCGAAATTAAAAAAATCACAACTCAAGCATTGGATGCGTTCCATCGCGAGTTCTGATAAAAACTAGTTTTTATGGAGGTAACTCAAAATGGCTGTAAATATTTTTGACCGTTATGGCATTAAAGAGGTTGCCAATGTATATTTTGAGGCTCTAGCTACTGAACCTAAAGCTAATATTTATGAGGGCGACATTGTTTTGTTCCTAGACTCTTTGAAAGTATCTACAATTGAAACCACAGCTGAGCAGACTGACGCTCGTGGCGGTTGGGGCAATCCTAAGTTAATTACTTGGGACTATGGTAAGGAAATTACTCTAACTCTTGAAGATGCTCTACTTTCTCTTGAATCTCTACGCTTCATGATGGGTGGCGCTATTCATCGTGGTTCTAGCGCAAAAGATCAAGTAATTGTTCGTCATACTGAAGAAGTGGTATGTACTACTAACGGTGTAGTACCTAAGCCTAAAGACCACTTAACTGGCGAAGAGTATACAATTACTGCTACTACGACCAATCCTGTTAAGTTAATTAATCTCACTACCGGTGCACGTACTCAATTAAAAACCGGTGAGATTGATGGCACTAAATCTATTAAATTTATTAATGATGCTATGCAAGGTACAGATGTAGAAGTTACAACTGCTGCTGGTGACCATATTCGTATTTTCTGGACTGAGGTTTTTGAAAGCACAGCTGATACTGATAAGGCCGTAGAAGTTACCATTTCTCCTGATACTTTCCCTGGCACTTATCGCGTAGTTGGCGACACTTTCATGCGCTCCGCTGAAACCGGTAAAGACGAAGCCTTCCAGTTTGTAATCAATAAGGCTAAGGTAAGTTCTGAAGTAACTCTAACTCTAGAAGCTGAGGGCGATCCTGCTACCTTTGAAATGACTTTAACTGTTCTTCGTAGTAATAATGAACGTGGCGAAAATGAAATGATGAAGCTTATTCGTTACGGCGCCGCTGCGGCCGATGAAAGCACCGCTGGTGATGACTGGGGTTCCGTAAGTGGTTCCTAATTAATAATAATCTTTCCTATAACACAAAAAGGCTAGGGTATATCCCTAGCCTTTTTCTTTTAGGTGGTGAAACCTAAAAATGCTTGACCAATATCAAGGCGTTAAGGAACTTTATGAAGTAGTATTAAAAGCTAAGGTTCCAATGCGATTTGGTGAACGCCGGCTAGAAGCTGGTGAGCCAGTTTTATACTTTGAGAATATAAATATGGCTCTTTTAACTGAACAAAGTAACCCAATTATGGCGCGCGGCGGCTGGGGCAATATGCCGCATGTTATTTGGGAAGACCGTTCCGAAGTGCGGTTTACTCTATCGGAAGGTGTTTTATCTTCTATTAGTATGGGCATTTTACTTAGCGCCGCAGTAACGGAACGCCAAGAGCAAAAGCCGCTTTATGTTCAAATGAAAGAAGGGCCATTTATTGATAAAAATAATGCCATCTTATATGATGATGCGAAAGATTTATTTACTTATGATGCGGATAATAAAACCGCACAAATAGATTTAAAATATCCGCCAGATTTAAAACATAAAGTTTTTATTTATGAATACGCTCGGGATGTCGCTCAGAAAAAAGTTTATGGCACTTATGAAGCGCCGCAAACTATATATGTGAATGACGCAAATCCCGAAAAACAATATATTGTAGATTATTACTTTGAATATCTCGATGAAGCACTAATCTACACCATAACTAAGGAGCGTTTTACGGGACTATTTACCTTAGAAGGTAAATTTTATTCAAAAGATGAAAATGATGGTATCAATTATACCAATGTATTATATATGCCAAAAGTGAGAATTGTAAGTGATATTAACTTACGGTTAGGAGAAAGGGCGGACCCAACTACGTCGGTGTTTAATATTATTGGTATGCCTGAAACCACCGATGGGGATAAGAATTTAATTTTGAGAACTGTTCGTTTGAATACGAATATCTTTTAATGCCACCTTTCTATATGGAAGGTGGCATTTTTTTATTTTACGGAGAAAAAGGAGTGTGACGGGCCATGCCAGCAGGTAGTGAAGGAATACAAATTCCGGTATCGTTACAGGTTGATGCAAGTGGGTATTTATCAATTATAGATAAATTAAAGCAATCTCTTAATAAGCTTGCTCCTGATAGTAAATTATATAGTGTAATAACTAAAGATTTACAAAGGGTGGAAAAGGAAGCTAACGCTATTCAAGCGGCGTTGGCACAAGGCTTTAACAATCCAACACAATTAGAGCGGTTTAATCAAAGAATAGTAAATTTTGGTGAACATATACATGAAGTTGCTCAAGAGATTAGTAAAGCGAATTTTGAAGATTTAAATTTAAATTTAGTTAAACCTGAAGATTTACAAAAATTAAATTTATTAAAAGATGCTGTTAATACAGTTCAACAACGTGTAAATAATTTTCAAACTGATCAAATGCGTGACGTGGTAAAACAAAGTCAAGATATGAAGGAAGCTTTCGACACTTTAAAACTTGACATTGATACCAGCGATTATACGCAAGCGATGAAAAAAGCTAATGACCAGATTGATAAATTGCGGGAAAACGCCGCTAAAAAACATGAACAAACAAATGCGAAAACAGCAGCTTTACAGAAAGCAGAAAAGGCAAAAGAATTACGCAGTAATTTATTTGATATAATGCACCAAGGTCATCAAGCAAATTATACTGAATTTTTTAAAGCTAATAATGCTTGGAGAAGTCAAGATAAGAAAAATGAGTTCATTAATTTATTAGAAGAAATGGGTATTGGCCCTAAAACTTTACAAGAAATTAGTGAAAGCACAGGTAACGGTATTCGAGCATTTTGGGACCAAATTAATAATGAAATAAAGTCTAAAGGTTTAGATTTAAAATTAGATAATAAAATTAAAGATTTACAAGCACAATTAACAGCAGCAACAGCGGAAGAAAATAAAGCTACATTAGATGTAACAAAAGTAGAACAATTACGTACCACTTTACAAGAACTTAATAATCTTGACCCCACTTCCGGTACTGAATTTGCTCAAAAATATCAGCAAGTTCAAGAAGCATTACAGAATGTTATTGCAGAATACGAAAATTATAAAAAACAAATCCGTGATACGACTCAATTAGATGAAAATAGTGTTGCGGCTCTTGAACAATTAAAAAAAGAAAATCAAGAATTAAGGGCTGAAATAGTGCAAGTTAAACAAGGTATGCTTGACCACGCCGAGGCTGTTCGTGCAGCTGATGCTGCTGCGCGTGAAGCTGCCGCTTCTCAACAGCGTCTAACTAATGCTATTCGTCAATGGTTTAGTTTCCGTGAGGTTATCAACCTTACAAAACGTGCCATTAAAGATGCTGTTACGCATATAAAAGAGCTTGATGCGACTATGACCCAGATTGCTGTTGTTACTAATATGACGCAATCTGACTTGTGGGACCAGATTGGAACTTATAGTGCTATCGCACAGCAATATGGTGTTACTACTAATGGTGTCTATGAAGTTTCACAACTTTATTACCAGCAGGGTAAGTTAAACATTTGACTTTTTCACGGAAATCTGATATAATATACTTATCAAAGAGAAGAATCTTTGATAAGGAGTTGTTATTATGTTAGAAAAAAGAATACAAATTGAAGGACAAGATACAGACTATTTAGTGCGAGATGATGGGACAATTTGGAGCGAAAAACGCAATCGCGTTTTAAAAGGTACTGTTCAACGAAATGAGTATCATACAGTATATTTAACATTTAATAATAAACAATATAATTTTATGATACATCGTTTAGTTGCGGAAGCATTTTGCCCTAATCCAAATCATTACACTATTGTTCACCATAAAGACGGAAATAAACATAATAATGCGGCTAGTAATTTAGCGTGGACTACTACATTAGAAAATAATCAAACTGAAAATCGACTTCAAAGTCCACAAATTCGACAAGTTAAAACCGCAGACACTAAAAAGCATTGGACATCATTATTTTTTAGTGATAATTATGGCATTAATTCTGATGGTGAAATGATTAATTTTCGCACGAAAAAATTAATTCAAGGGTCAGATAGAAACGGCTATAAACGTTTTAGTTTTAATGGTCATACGTATTCCATTCATCGGTTAGTATATGAAACCTTTAAAGGGCCTATTCCAGAAGGATTTTACGTTGACCATATAGATGGTAATCGTTCTAATAACGCATTATCAAATTTACGTTTAGTAACTCAATCTGACAATATGTATGCCGCAATGAAAAATGGTCATAGCGGTCAAATACCCGTTCTTCAATTTGATAAACAAGGTAATTTTATCCAAGAATTTCCTACCATTCAGGCGGCCGCAGACGCACTTGGTGTTACGCATGCTGCTATACGTTCAGCAATAGAACGTAATGGTAGTAGCAGTGGATATAAGTGGAAACGAAAAAGTCAATAATGTATGCTCTGAACATCCTTTAATTGCTGGAAATCCTTTTAGAGCCATACTGACACAAACCACGCAGTAATGCGTGGTTTTTGTAATACTAGTATGGATTAGGTAATCAGCAGCCAAGCGACCGCGCAATATGCGGCCGAAGGTTCAACGACTAGCCGGTTGTCAAGACCGGGGTAGGCGCAAGCGCGCCGAAATGGGGGTGGCGGCAAAGCCGTTAAGATATAGTCTGGACTTCATGTGAAAGCATGAGCTGGGTTCGTCCCGCCGATAGATTAGCGACCTATCGGGAACATATCGTTACAAACCGCTGAGGTTATGAACCTCACGCAAGAAACCCTAAAAATGGCAAAAATTGCCAATTTGGATTACGCAACATCAACTGACTATATGACCGTTGCGTTACGTGGTTTCAAATTGGAAATGTCCGATGCTCAAAAAGTAACTGACGTATACTCTAAGTTGGCCGCTATCAGCGCTTCTGATACAGAAGAATTGGCAGTCGCTATGAGTAAAACCGCATCAGGAGCCGAGGCAGTAGGTTCTAGTTTTGAAAATACTGCGGCTATGATTGCGTTGATGGAAGAAACAACTCGTGAGGCTCCGGAGAATATCGGTTCTGCCTTAAAGAGTATCATTTCACGTTATGGTGAATTAAAAACTTCTCCGTCAACATTGATTGACGCAGAAGGTGAAGAGCTTAACTTCAATAAGGTTGATACTGCGTTAAAATCCGTAGGCGTATCAATGCACGATGCCAATGGACAGTTCCGTGCGTTTGATGACGTTATTATGGATTTGGCTAAAACATGGCAGACATTAGATAGAAATTCACAACGTTATATCGCGACCGTAATGGCCGGTAACCGCCAGCAATCTC